GCCTTCGCGCGACTCGTCGTCCTGCTCTGCCTGGACGTGATCACCCGCAAGCCCCGGCAGCGCGTCATCGACGCCCTGGAGGAGCGCGGCCACGAGATGGTGGCCTACCTGGTCACCTGTCCTTGGTGCGTGTCTGTCTGGCTGGCCATTCCCGCCGCCCCGATCATCTACGCTTACGGCCATCACTGGTGGCTGTTCGTGCCCGCCCTCGTCCTGGCGCTCTCGGGTGCCGCCGGTGCTCTCGCCCGCGTGAAGGGATAGACGGAGTGGGGCTGCTGAAGCGCAAGACCGTTCCGGCCGGAGGGATCGACGGCCCCGGCACGCGCCCGGCGGCCCTCACCGCCGCCGCCGTCCCCATCAACCTGGGCGACGCCACCTCGTGGCAGATGTTCAAGCTCGGCGACCACCGCTGGCAGTGGGAGTCGTGGAGGCACTACGACATCTGCGGTGAGCTGCGGTTCGTCGTCAACTGGATCGGCAACGCGATCAGCCGCTGCCGCCTGTATGCCGCCGACGTGTCCGACGACGGCACCGTAGGCGACGAGACCGGCGACGCGCAGGCCAAGCTGATCGCCGAGACCATGTTCGGCTCCCCCGCCGCGAAGGCGCAGGCGCAGCGCCTGATGGGCATCAACATGATGGTCGCCGGGGACGTGTTCATCGTCGCCGAGGGCTACCAGAACACCGGCCAGGACGGCACCCCCGACCAGGACAAGTGGTACGTGTGCTCCTCGAGTGAGGTGTTCCGCCGGGGCGACGACATCATGGTCCGCCGCTCGATCACCCACGGCGGCGGCACGTACCGGCTGGACCCGGCCAAGGACCTGCTGATCCGGGCGTGGAACCCGCACCCGCGTCGGCACGACGCCGCCGACTCCACCACCCGGGCGATCCTGCCGGTGCTGCGCGAGCTGGAGTCGTGCACGAAGCGCGTCTTCGCCGAACTGGACTCGCGTCTCCTCGGCGCGGGCATGCTGCTACTGCCGGACAACATCGACTTCCCCCGGCAGCCCGACGATCCGCCCGGCATCGAGGGCTTGACCGCCGTGCTGACCCGCACGATGGCGACGTCGCTTCAGCAGCGCGACAACGCGGCAGCGATCGTGCCGATCATGTTGCAGGCGTCCGTCGAGGCCCTGGACAAGATCAAGCACCTGACGTTCGACTCGCAGATCTCCGAGCACATCACCACGATGCGCACCGAGGCTGTGAAGCGGATGGCGATGTCGCTGGACATTCCGCCCGAGGTGCTGACCGGAATGGGTGGCACCAACCATTGGTCGGGGTGGCAGATCGAGGAATCCTCGATCAAGATCCACATTGAGCCGCTGCTTATCCAGCTCGCCGACGCCCTCAACGTCGGCTACTACCAGCCCGCCCTGAAGGCCGCAGGCGTCAAAGACCCGGAGAAGAAGACTCTCTGGTTCGACATCGCCGCCCTCACCGTCCGCCCCAACCGCTCCGACCAGGCCCTCCAGTTCGTCGAGAAGGGCATCATCAGCGACAAGTCCGCCCGCGACAACGCGGCCTTCACCGACGACGACGCCCCCGACGACAAGGAACGCGTCTACAAGATCGTCAACGCGCTGGTTCTCGCCCAGCCCGCCTACGCCGGAGACCCCGCCGTCCAGAAAGTCCTCGGCCTGCCGAAGATCTCCATGCCCGCCCCGCCCGCCGCGCCACCGGCCGAAGGCGGGGACATGCTCAACCCGGGCGACCCCGGATACGACGAAGCAGGCACCGAACCCTCCGACGCCGGAAACCGGCCCCTGCCTGGCCTGCCGTCGGTTGCCGAGGCTGAGGCCGGAGGCGCACCCCCGAAGAAGGGCCAGAAGCTGGGGCAGCTCGCCGCGTCCGCAGCCGCCGACGAGCCCCTGTTCTACGCCGCTGACAGCGCCGTACGCCGCGCCCTCGAGATCGCCGGTGGCCGACTGGTGCCCGGCCCTCAGCGGGCCCGCTACGCCGTCCCCAAGCATGAGCTGCACACCCAGATCGTCCCGACCGACCAGCGCGTCCCCGCCCTGCTGGCCGGGGCGTGGGTGCACGTCCGCGAGCAGGCCCCACGGATGGGCGTCGACCCGGACCGGCTCGAGGAACTGCTGGGCGGCTACTGCACAGAGCTGCTGACCCGGGGCATGGCGCACGACCCTGACGACCTGCGCTCAGCGTTGCATCACGCCCGGAGGGACCTCGCCCCATGAAGATCGAAAACGATTACGAGTGGGATGCTGAGCAGGCATTCGACGTCCCGTACCGTCCCATCCCGTTCCACCACGTTCCATTCCATCCCGTTCGAGGGCCACGCGAATACACGTCGCCCAGCACCTACGGCGGCCAGCGCCCAGACGACTACCGGGGCGACCGGCGCGCCGCCAGCCCGTTGAGCGAAGAGGATCAGGGATGGGTCGCCGCTTTAGCCCTACTGGGGCTCTGCATGCTCGTCGGCATCGCCGGGTGCGCCGCCTTCGGCTGGCCGCTCGGGTGATCGGAGGAAAGCCATGTGGACACGCCGCGAATTCGAGCAGGACAAGCAGCGATACGAGACCGCCATCGCCGCCCTCCGCGAAGCGGGCTATATCGACGACCACCCACTCATCCGGAATCATCGCCGTCGCCTCGACGCCATAGAACGCGTCCTGACCGGCAACCTGAGCGGACTGATCGAGGAGGACCCTGATGACCCAGCCACTGCCTGACGCCGCCGCGCAGCAGCAGGCCGCCGTCGAGGTGTTCGCCCAGTACGAGCCGCCGCTCTACGAGGCGTACCTGGAGATGATGCTGGAGTGGCTGGCCGCCGTCCGGGGGGCCATGTTCGCCGGAGGCGTCGTCAGCCTCGGCCTGGTCCCTGACCCGCTCGCCGTGTTCTCCAAGACGCCCCTGTGGAACGAGCTGACCGACAAGTACACCGAGCAGGTCGCCCGCGACGTCCTGGCCGCCCCGTACAAGGACCTGTTCGCCAACGGCACCCTGTTCGAGTCGAGGCCGTTCGTCCGCAACTGGATCGCCGCCCGCGCCAACCGGCTCCAGCACGTCCCCGACGAGGTGTACGGGATCGTCCAGCACGTCATCGACTCCGCCACCGTCAACGGGGCCAGCATCCCCGACGTCACCAAGCAGGTCCAGGAGCTGTTCGACGCCACCGACGTGCAGACCTGGAAGAACCGGGCCCGCACCGTTGCACGGACTGAGGTCGTCGGTGCGTACAACGGTGGGCTGTACGACGCGTTCTCCATGGTCGTCGAGGCCGACCCCGACACCGCGTACGTGAAGCGGTGGCTGGCCACCGAGGACCACCGCACCCGCCCCGACCACAAGGACGCCGACGGGCAGGTCGTGCCGTGGGGGCAGCCGTTCATGGTCGGCGGGTTCGCGATGCAGTACCCGCACGACCCGGAAGGCCCGCCGCAGGAGGTCATCAACTGCCGCTGCACCATGCTCCTCGAGCAGGCCGGTGAGCCGACCGACATGAGCAACCGGCAGTACAAGGGGCCGCCCAGCCTGTCCGCCAGCGTCACCCTGCTCCAGGCCGCGTGCACCGACGGGCAGTTCTGCATGCAGACCCACAAGCCGGGCCTGTGCAAGGGCCAGAAGCGCGGCCAGACCGAACCTGGCGTGCAGGACGAGACGAAGAAGAACCCCACCCAGATCGCTCAGACCGCCGTGAAGGGCCTCACCCAGGCCATCACCCAGGCGCAGGCCGTCGCGACCGCCAACGCCATCCGCAACCCGAAGCTCGCCGCCATGGCACGCAAGGCGGTAGCCGACTACGCCAAGGCGCTGCGCCCGCACGAGCAGACGCTCCGGGACGCTGCACGTGCAAACGCCCGCGCCAAGGGTCAGGCCGACCAGGACACCCGCCAGCAGGACACCCTCGACAAGCGTGCCGCGAAGAAGCGGGAGTCGCTGAAGAGGCGCGCCGACGCGATCATCGCCCGCCGCAAGGAGCGGGAGAAGGTCGCGAAGATGTCGAAGAGGCAGCGCGCCGCGTACGGGAAGGCGAAGTCGGCGCAGGCCAAGGCCAAGCACCAGGCCGCCGAGGACAAGGTCCTGAAGGAAGCAGCCAAGGCGTAGCCTGGTGTCCATGCTGCGCCGACGGATCACCAATGGCTGGGAGCAGGACGTTCATTCGTCCTGGCGTCGCCTGTACTGCCGCTACCAGCACGCGGGTGTGGCCAAGCGGGTCAAGGTCGGTACCAATCGACGAGAACGGCACGAAGGTCGTCAGGCCATCCGGGAAGATCGGTACGACGCGCTGTGAGCCGGATGCTGCGGAAGCGCTCGACCTGTCCGGTGCCGGGCCATGGGACGCGCTGTGAGGTTGCCCGTGAGGTGGGCGCGGTCCGATACTCCCGTACGACGGAGGAACGTCTGGCGATGAGGTTCGAGCTGCGCGAGGCGGACCTTCAAGATCAAAAACAATCGCTATGATCCTGGCATGACGGAGACGACGCTCGGGAGCCTCTTCAAGGGCGGCAAGGTCTACATCGCTCCCGAGGACATGTTCGCCGACCTCGACCAGATCAACCCCAAGCCGCCGTCCGGCAAGGACTTCAGTCTCCTCATCATCGCCAACGAAATCGGCGCGGCTGTAAGCGCTTACAACATGACCGCCTCGATCATGCCGGACGGCACCGGCACGGCCCTCGACCTCGGCGGTCCGGCCACCGTGATGATCGCCTGCATCGGCTGGCTGCACCAGGACGATGACGCCCACGAGACCTGCTCGCTGACCGCCTGCCTGAACCCGCTGCACCCCGGTCCGTGCAAGGGCTGGAAGGGCAGCCTGTTCAAGGTCGCCCCCAACGCCTACCACGCCGTCGAGGCCGCCCGCGTCGAAAAGGCCAACGCCGCCCGGGTCAAGAAGATCGAGGCGCTGAAGCAGGCCGGGAAGCCGATCCCGAAGAAGCTGCTCACGCCGATCGTCGCGAAGCCGCATCCGCACGCGGGCAAGACCGCCAACGCGGCCACCGGCGAAGCGCACCACGCCGGTAAGGCCGTCTCCGACGCCGCAGGCGTGCACACGAGCGAGCCCGGGAAGATGACTCTGGGCGAGGCCGTCAAGCAGATCAAGGCCACCGACGCGACCCCGGAGAAGGGGCCGAAGGGTAAGAAGCCGACGGTTGCCTCGAAGGGCATCGCCGCCGTCATCGCGCAGGAGAAGGTCACCCCGCAGTACAAGCTCGACAAGGCCGCGAAGATCACCCCGGAGCAGTGGGCGGCCCTGTCCGGCGACGAGAAGGCGATCATCCGCGGCGAGCTGGCGAAGATCCAGAAGGATGGGTTCGGTCCGCAGCAGAAGAAGGCCACCGAGCTGCTCGACAAGCTCCCCGCCGAAGGCGTGAAGCCGCCGTCGGCACCCAAGGCCGAGGTCCCGCCCGCCTCGCCGATGCTCGAGAAGGTCGCCAAGGTCAAGGAAGAGGTCGCCAAGGGCGCGACGCTGGGCGAGGCCATCAAGAAGGTCACCGGCAAGGAGCCGAGCGCCCCGGAGCCCAAGGCGGGGCCGGGCAGCCTCCAGCAGGCCAACACCATCCGGAACATCACCGAGGCCATCCACGGCCCGCAGAAGACCACCGTCCAGGACGTCGCCAAGAAGATCGACGTCATGAAGTCCGGCGGCAAGACGATCGACCAGCACCAGCACTTCCCGGTCATCGTCAACCAGCTCGCGCAGGCCGCCCTGAAGCAGGCCACCGAGGACAAGATGCCGGGCCTCGGCCACGGCGACAACGACATCAACATCACGACGATCAACCACGCCATCGCCGACCACATCAAGGAAGGCAAGTCGGGGCTGCCTCCGGTCATCGCGCAGATCCAGGCCCACCACAAGTCGGTGCAGTCCGGGAACGTGAAGTCGGGCATCGAGGACGCCGCGAAGAAGGCGCACGAGGCGAAGGTCGCCGAGCACGAGTCGAAGATCAGCGCCGCGCAGGCGAAGCTCGAAGCGCTGAAGAAGAAGGGCGAGGAGAACGCCGCCGCTCTCGACGTGCTGAAGAAGCAGACCGCCCTCGTCGCGCCCGACGGCACCCCGTACACCACGAAGACGCCGACCAACGTCGTCAAGGACATCAAGAAGAACGGCTACGCCGACCTGATCCTGGGTGGCAAGAAGATCCGGGTCGGGTTCGAGAACAGCGACCACCCGGGCAAGCTGACCATGACCAACGGGACGGGCATCGACTCGTTCTACACGGTCAAGGAGCCGGACGGCACGGTCCACAAGCTGCCCAAGGGTGTGCACGTCAAGGTCGCCACGGACGGGGGGCCGCCCACCCCTAAGATCGAAAACGCTGCACCGGCCGCCAAGAAGACCCCTGCGCTGCCCAAGCACATCCAGGACGCCGTCAACCTCGCCCACCACAAGGTGACCGGCGCTGGCCTGTCCAAGAACCACCTGACCGCGTACGAGAAGCTGTCGCCCGAGGACTTCAAGTCCCTGGACGGGATCACCCAGGGCAAGATCATCCAGGAGCTGGAGAAGGGCAAGACGAAGTTCCTGGCCCCGTCGAAGGTGACCGCCGCCCAGAATCTGATCAAGAAGTTCCAGGCAGCTGAACCGAAGGCTCCGACGTCGGCCGACGTCGGATTCCACACGCACATGACCGACCACACGGTCACCGAGGCGCAGGCGAAGAAGACCCTCGCCGGGCAGCCGATCTCCGCGCACGCCGCCGTCGCCAAGGACCTCGCCGGGCTCGACATCGCCGACCAGCCTGACGTGATGGCCCACCACATCGCCGCGAAGAAGTACGCGGACGCGATGGTCGCCAACTACCTCAACTACGGCGGCGACAAGACGCTGTACATGGGCGACCCGGGCGTCAAGCAGGCAATCCAGGATCTCGAGGACGCTGCGTCCAAGCTGAAGCAGACGCAGCTGGTCGGGAAGGCGAAGAAGAGCGCCCACGACAAGATCGACAAGCTCCTGAAGGGCGACCAGGGCAAGCTGGCCCCGATCCAGAAGGCATCCCTCGAGCACTACCAGAAGTACCTGCTCGACCACCCCACGGACACCGCCCCGCACAAGATCAACGAGCTTCAGCTGGCAGCGGTCGACGCGGGCAACGCCCTCATGGACGCAATCAAGGACGCCAAGGCCGCCAAGACCAAGCCGAGCGAGCTGTCCCCCGCACAGCTCGACAGCAAGGCAGGCGAACTGCTCGGCCACGAGGCCGTCAACCCCCACGTCAACCTGACCGTGGACGAGTGGAAGAAGGCCCTCGCCAACGGCAAGAAGATGGCCGAGATCGGCCTGGGCGACACCCCGCCGGAAATCCTGTCCATGCCCGGCCCGGCCGCGAAGCTCAAGGACCTCACCAACAACGCCTCCCAGCTGAACGCGACCGCCGCCAACGCGGAGAAGCTGAAGCTGCACCTGGCGAACCACCACGGGCACGCCCTCAAGACCGGCCACACCCCGAGCGGTATGCCGCTGACCGCGCCGGAAATGAAGGTCATCGAGGCGCACGCGGAGAAACTGAAGAAGGACTTCGCCTACCTCGAAACCACCTACCAGACGCAGATGGACGCGACGATCGCGGCGAAGAAGGAATTCGACCAGGCCGTCCACGACGCCAAGGCCGCCGCCGTCAAGCACGAGCCAGTCGCCCTGTCCGAATACGACCAGGCCACCGTCTCCGAGATCTACGGCAATGCCTGGGCCAAGGCCGCCACCGCCGCCACCACGTACGGGCTGAAGGACTACTCCAAGAAGTCCGAGATGAAGGCCCACCCGGACTACATCCCCTACGTCCAGGACATCGGCAACCTTCAGAAGGCCGTCAAGGCGCTGGCCCTCGCGCACGCCGAGCAGCACACCGCCGAGCTGAACATCCCCACCGACCCGGACACCGGCGCGAAGCTGAACGGCCCGGAGAAGAACGCGTGGCTGAAGGCGGTCATCCGCGTCGGCGACGCGGAGAAGGAGTACAACCAGCTTCATAAGGCAGCCCAGGGGAAGCTCGACAAGATCCGCACGGACATCGGGCTGAAGAAGCGCGCCCTCCCGAAGATCGACTCCCCGGCGGTCAAGGCCGCCGCCGCTGAGGCCGCCTACTACAAGACCACCACCTACGGCGGCCCCAACCACGGCAAGGCCGCCGCTGCGAAGAGCTACACCCTCGCAAAGGTCGGCTCGAAGCTGGGCGTCAAGCACCTGACGCCGTCGGAGAAGAAGGCGGAGAAGCTGGCGGAGACGGCGAAGAAGGCTCCAGTCGCCCCGCCCAAGATCGAAAATGTGGTGAGTGGGCCCCCGGTCAAGCTCTCCAGCGACAACCCGTCCATCTCCCACATCCCCGACGCCGTCAAGAAGCAGATCACCGCCGACTTCAAGGGCATGCCCAAGGGCAAGTACCTCGCCGACTCCACCCAGGACGTCTTCGACAACCTGGTCACGCTGGCCGCCGTCCACGGCAAGGGCATCGAAGGCGGCCTGTCCGTCGACAACGTCCTGAAGACCATCGACGCGACCCACGCCAAGAACCTCGGCGTCGCCAACTCCGGCATGCTCGAGAAGAAGGTCGCCGACTGGCTCGGCACGGCCGAAGGCAAGGCGTACGCCGAGTCGCACAGCAAGCCGGACATGAAGCTCGTCAAGCAGCTCTCCGGCGAGCTGATGCTGCCGGAAGGCGTGGAGCTGAAGCCCGGGCAGAAGGTCCAGGAGAAGGCCGGTCCGGGCCCGTTCGACCCATCGCTGAAGACCGACGGCATCTACGGGGCAGGTGACTTCAAGAAGCTGACCGCCCCGGAGATCCGCAAGCTCCAGAAGGAGCACATGAAGGCCGAGGGCGTCAAGTTCTCGCCCGAGCAGATCCAGGCGATGTTCGACTACTCCTCCTCGCAGCACGCCTACAACACGTTCCTGCGCGACCAGAACTCGGCGACCGCGAAGACCAAGCAGCAGGTCGTAGACCTCCAGGACGCGATGATGCCCGCCCCGGAGAACATGCTCCTCAAGCGCGGCACCGGCTACATCAACCTGCCCGACGGGTTCCAGTCCGCCGAGGGCGCGATGAAGCTGATCGGCAAGACGTTCCAGGACAAGGCGTTCGTCTCCTCGACGGTGGCAGGCGAGTCCGGCCACTTCTCGCATCACTCCCTCCAGCTCATCATCGAAGCCCCGAAGGGCACTCCCGGCGTGTGGATGAACGACAACTCCCACTTCAAGGGCACCGAGAACGAGTACCTGCTGGCTGCTGGCACGAAGTTCCACGTGATCAGCGGCGAGCAGAAGAACGGCAAGACCTTCCTGCGGGTGAGAGTGGTGAGTGAGTGATGGCCGAGCCGATCGACGAGAAGCAGCAGCACCTGGACGACCGTTCGGAGGCGATGTTCGAGCTGGTGGAGACGCCGAAGCCGAAGAAGCCGGGGCTGACCGGGGCTGAGGCGCGGGCGTTCCTGCGCAAGCTGCATCCGGTGCTGGCGGCGCGGCAGTCGCTGAAGGACGCGGCGAAGAAGGTCACGTCTAAGGGTTGACATCTAAGTCAAGTGGTGTCTATGATGGGTGTACAAGGTTGACAGACCCCAGGAGGACACCATGAAGCTCGGACACACCAACGACGAGATCAAGTTCGACGGCACCCTCTCCACCGTCGCCCGATACCTCGTCATCCTCGACGGCGAGCCCACCATGCGCATCCTGTGCGACGCCGCCGACCCCGACATGGTCATCAAGATCGTCCGGGTCGACGGCGGCGTCCCGCAGGACACCAAGGGCCGCTTCGAGATGAAGGCCGACATCCTGGAGGACGGCGACGGCGAACCCCTCGGCGTCGGCGAGCCCCGCGTGGACGAGATCTCGGTCTACAAGTACGCCGTCCCGCGCCTGGCGACCCTGCTGGGCCGCCTGCTCCGCGCCGCCTGACCCCACACCCGGGAGCCCCGACCAGTTGAAGTCTGGCCGGGG